TCCCATTCTAAAATAGGTTTTCTTTCTTCGGGGGGTAGGATTTTCTCAAATTGAAAATCGTCTGGATTGAACGCCATTTCTACTAGAATACCTTTTTACTATTTAGAACGCTTTGATCATCCATTTGGACCACACGTAAGGTGTGACCATTGGAACTTGATCTTGGGGTGAGAACGAGGGAACAGGAATCAACTGTTTAGTTTGTTGTAGTGTAAATGTACCAGGAAGAACTTGAATACCAACATCTAAAGCAGAGAATTCTAGGTTAACAGAACTGTTAATACCACCAGAGAAACTGTTGAGAGCAGAACTAGCAGTACCACCAGTCTCATTATTACCAAAACCATAGATGGCATCATCACCTACAGAAGTCAATGAAACATAGTGATTATGCTTCAATTTATTCACAGGGTTATATGATTTAACAGTAACTTCTTTCTCAGGAATGTCAACTGTACTAAGGAACTTTCTAGCATTCTCACCACCAAATGCTCCAGTCTGACCCGTAAATGGTATAGCAGCTAGATCAATATAAGAATTGATCTCATTGTACACCGCTCCAGTTATACCAGTTTGTTCAATAGTAACAGAACCATAACCACCAGTATCTTCAATACCTTGATAACCAGGTGTTGTTCCGTTAGACCAATTATTTTTAGTTCCATCCCACCAACCAGAATCATCACAACCGACAGATCCAGGTAAATTATCTGCCTGTAGATCATAATTTTGTAAAGCATATCCCCATAAGTTGAATGAGAACTGACCAGATGATTCAAATGTTGCCACTGTAGGTGATCCTAAATTAGCAGCATTAGGTGGTACAACATCAATACCAAATCCACCATTACCACCCCAGTTAACTCTACCTTTAAATCTGCCTGGGTCAGCAACACCAGAGATCAAATCGTGGAAGTGTAGAGGAACATCATAAATCTTTTCTGGTTTCAATCCAACAGGGCATACTGCTTTACCAGATGTAAAGAACTCGATCAATCCACTGACATCAGTATATCCAGTAGTAGATACCTGAGCAATACCAAAGTATTCAGATTCTTGTGCTGGTTGTCCAGTAGCAGGAGTAATAACCTGTTCTAGTTCATCAACACCAGGATCGCCAATAGTATCTACAAACCACATACCACCGAATGCTCCAGGTTCTTGATTACCAGGAGAACCAGATTGCTTGGTTGGTTTGAAGTCTGGAACTAATCCAGGTGATGACTGAGAATTGCCATCGATAACACCTGTTCCCTTAACATATCTATTTCTGTAATCAGGAACTCTAAAGTATACATCACCACCAACATTTTTAGCACCATAATCATATTCTAACACAGAGAATAGCAATGGATATTCTGCTGGATCGTAATATGCACCATCACAGTTAACCCAACTCGGGAATCTAGAGTCTGGTTTGCCATCAAGTTTGCCCCAGAAATCAGACTCAGTACCATCCTGGAATACAGGCATAATGGCACCAACAGGCAATCCATCAAATTTAGTGTTAATCCTAACTTGCTGACCACTAAATGTATTGCCAATATATTTACATGGCGTGATGGAACTATACCATTGACTCTTAATAGGATCTTGTACAGAAGCAGGTGTTTGAAGAGAGAATCCTGTTACGTAAGATCCAGCAAAAATAAATGCTGTTCTTGTAAATCCAGGGATCCCTGAAGATAATAGTCTAACAGTAAATGTTGAACCATTTGATACATTTGCTTGAGAACCTACAGTATATGTGTTGTATCCGCCACCTCCAACATTAATTTGGAGTCCATTTGTACCATACAATCCAATAGTAATCCCAGGAGATAGACCAGAAATTGTAATAGTCTCTGCTGCTTCAGTAAATACATCAGGAGCAGAAGCAAGTTGAGTAGCAAAAGAGAACTCATCGGGATCTGTACCAAACTGACCAGCAGTAACTACACTCCAAGGAGTTTCAAAAAATCCTGCTGTAGATGTAGAAAGACCTAATTTAGTATTAAATACCCTAGTCTCACCAACAACATCACTAGTTGTATACTGTAATGCTAGTGTATCAAAGTTATTAATTGTAGTTGTTGTAACACCTTCCGCCAATAATACGCCATTTTTAATGATACGTGCTAAGTCAGTGTTGGGTCCTTGGTCACCAGCACCCTGCTCAACAATAAAATCAACAGTAGTTTCAAGACCTTGAATTAGATTAGTATTACTTTCAAATGTTGTCAACAAATTAGCACCAACTTCATATATCCAAGTATAAGGATCAGGAGTTGAGTCCAATTCAGCAGCAGTCGTAACTTTCCATTCAGTTGGAGTTCCATTTCCAACAGTAACTTCGGTCTCTACCTCAGTTAAGAAATCAGCTGAAGATGTCAGTCTAATTGTAAACGTCTGTCCATTTAATATAGTAGCACCAGGACTGCCAGGAACGTAAGCAGCACCTTCTACACTAATCTCAGCACCAGCACCAACAGCAGTCATGGTTACGGGAACAGTAATGCCAGAAATTGTAATCTCTTCACTTACAACACTAGTTGATGGAGTTACACCATCAATTGGAGTTAAGAAGAACGGATTTGGAACCGAGTCTGGCGGTGGACCAGTATTAATATCCCAGTTAGCACTAGTATCGCCAACAGTAACACCGACAGTGTATGTGGTAAAGAATTGATTACCTGTGATTGCTTTTACTTGTACATATTCACCATTTGCTATTTGAGCAGAAGCCTGCCATCCTCCACAACTAGATTCTGATCCAGTACTACAAATTCTAATTTGTGATGTAAACCCAGGAGAAGTTACAGAAACAGCAACTGTTCCCGTAATACCTGTGATCTGTACAATATCAGAATAAACTTCTTCCTGAACTGTAGCACCATCTGTCGTAGAGAAAGCAAAAGGATCTGGTGTTACATCTTGCTGTGAATATTCAATGTAAACAGCGCCAGATTCACCACAAGCAGCACCTTGACCTTGTGGAGTTCCAGCACCAAGTAAAGTACAGTAAGTAGTATTATAAAAAGCACCACCACCTTGACCACCAGTAGCATCTAGATCGTTAGTTTGTAGTGGTATTTCAGTACCACTAACTACCTCTACATAACTAGTGATTAGTGTACCAGCAGTTCCATCATATCCACCACCACCGCCACCAGGACCACCACCTTGACCAGTTCTATTAGGAGCATCATCACCAGGCAAGTTGATGTTTATTGTTGACGTGCTTAAAGTGCCATTTGAATTATAATTACCATATTGAACATATAATGGAGTAGCAGTATCATTACCAGCGCCGCCACCGCCACCGCCTCCACCAGCCATAGCAATCAAAGTGCCATCACTTAGTGTTACAGCAGAAGCACCACCACCGCCACCACCCGAACCAGAAGGATCACCAGTGCCAGAGTCGCCGCCATCACCACCATAAGCATAACCGAATCCACCAATTCCGCCACCAGTTCCTGTTACATAATCACTACCATTTTCACCATTATCAGCAGGATAAATTCTTAGTGTAAAGTCAGGTTCTCCAAAATTGTTTAGTGGCCAAAAAGCAGTTGGTATACTAACCTTTAATCTGGTAACATTACCAGAACCACCAGGACCACCTGTACTATTAGGTATGTCAGCACCACCATATCCACCACCAGCACCAATTAGCGAGACGAAAAAGTCTTCACCAGCAAAAGCAGGAATCTGGAAGACAGTATAATCAGTAAAACTTTGACCGAACCATGTTTCAGTAATAAATTCGCCTAGGACATTAAACTGACTAGTATATACTCTAAATGTATCAAATAGAGCAAGACCATTAATAATATCAGATGTTGTACCAATTCTATATGTAAGTTGTGCCAAACCACCAGATCCAGAAGCGGCATTCTGTCTAACATATAGAATGTATGTTGTTGGTAGAATAGTAACTGACGAACCCCAGTTAATACCATCAGCACTAAGACTACCAATACCACCAGTAATTGATGCTGTTGTAGATTGATCTAATCCATCAATTTTTACTTCCTGAATTTGTTCTACACCAGGATCTGAAAGATATACGGGAGTAGCATGGAATGGATAAGGAACTGTTCGTGCTGCACGAGTGAACAGATTCATCTGGAAAGTCTTTTCAGCAAATGTTGGGGAACTTGGTCCACCTGTTGGATTACCGATAGTAGGATTACCATCAGGTGGTCCTTGTAACCTTACCTTAGCAGTTTGAAGAACTCCATAAGTAGCAGACGATGATTTTTTCAGGTTAATAATATCATCTTCTTCAACTATAAGTTGCTGTACCCATGTACCAGTATTATTTTTTCTAATAAAACCACCAGTACCATCAATAATGGCGGTCATCTTAACTCCCTGACCATTTAATGAAGCAACCGTATTTTTAGCAGTCGTTGGGTTGTCATTATTTAAATTTGTATATGGTGCTTCTAAGTCATTGTAAATTCCAGAAGTATATTCTGTGCCAAGACCCGTGATAGGTACATCAGCAAAATACATGAATCCAGGTTCAGCACTACTGTGTGAGTTATCAGCAGATACTAGAACTTTTTCATATTCTAAAACTTGTAATGTAGCTGTCTGTCCACCACCACTGATAGTAACAGTGTTTCCAATAGTATATCCATAACCAGGATCTACAATAATCAAGTCATTAAAACCAGCAGTAGTTACTTTAACTACCATACTATTACCAGTTCCACCGCTGACATTATAATTCTGACCAGGAATAAAACCACCAGTTGGTTGAACTCCAGTCAATGCAAGTTTAGCACCATATGTAAAAATAGGAGCGGCATCTACTGGATCTGGATATCTATCTACCTCAGTCCACGATTGCCAATTGTCGGTAACTGTACCAAGAGTTTGAGTTACCTGATAAGTACCTGCTCCGTATGTGCCAGCAGTAGTATTCTCATAATTCGTACCACCTCTACTATAAGTATCACCACCTGTAGCAAATACATTTAACGTACCTGTACGTTTCTGGGTATAATTAGGTCCATTAAGAATTCTTGTGTAGAGAGTGTCACCAAGGACAAGTTGATCACCAATAGATTGTGACCAGTTAACATTATCAGCAGAAATTTGTACATCACCAGTAGATGTTGCTCTAAGTACAACATCACCATCAAGACCAGTAATAGGAACATTATATCCAAAATAAGTAGAACCACCATCAGCAGGAATTATCTGATCTACTCTATCAGTAAAACCATATTGATTGATGTTTTGATCTTGTGCTCTAGTTGTAATACCCCATTGTCTAGAGAATGACGTAGATGGTTGTCCAATACCAGTACCAAATGTCTCATCACCTACATTAAAAGTAACTAGAGTGCTGGTAACATACCAGTCTGGAACTGTTACTCTTAATTGAATTTTATCTCCAGGTTGTAGACCACCAGTACCATTAGCAATATTAGCAGTGATAGATGATCTCCAAGAGTCAAAAGCACCACCTCTATAGATTCTAAACTGTGCTGTAGTATTGTTTGTATTACTATTCTTAGGACCGTTAGATACAGCAGAAATACTAGCAGGAATCGGAATCTCAATACTAGAGATATCAATTACTTGAGAATAATATGTAGTGTTTCGTTGGAATACATTTACCCCACCACTACTGCTAGTACCATTAAAAGCACCCGTAAATCCAGATTGATTGGTAAAAGTAAATGACTGTGGTAGAGCATCAGGAATTTTCGTACCAAAGGTAACTCCATCTGGATCAGTTCCAGTACCAATCTTTACATTGACAGTAACACTGGTGTTCCAGGTTCCTGGCGTTGGATATCTTACTTGAACGTTATCCCCAGGATTTACTGTTACGGGACTACTACTGAATGGCATGGATTACTACTCTATCACGTGCTATTTCTATTTGTTATTTAGGTCAGATTGTCTAACGTCAATCCAAGGACCATTATTAATTCTTACTTGTATCGGTTTATCTGCCGTGATTTCTTGGGATTGATCACCGTCAATTTTAAAGATCTTTGACTTATAATGAGGATGACTTGGATTTAAATTATTTACTACAGGAAATTTTTTCATAATGTACTCCAATAATGATTAGAAATATTCTGAAATAAAGCATCTTCGGCAGAAATGTCGTCGCCTTGGGAAAAATAATGAGTATAAGAATTTACGGATACTGTTTCTCCATCTTCTTTTGTAGTCACAGTCTTTGTAACACCTACTTGCTTTAGCAAAGGTCTAACTTCAATAGCATCTACAACTTCGGTTCTTTCAACTGCCATTTTAAATTTCTCTTACGTTTTGCCATGCTCCATTATTTATGCTGACCTGAGCATCAGGCTTATCCAATTTAACTTCTTGAGCAATTTCAATATCATCAGCAGTAATCTTAGCGGAAGTAGTAAATTCTAGTGGGGTGTTAACTACAAGATCAATATCCTCATATGGAAATTTACCTACATTATCAGCGTAATTAAATGTCTCTTTTACCACAGGTGCTTTGGTAGTTATAGTAACATTAACCGATCCACCAGGATAACTAACAGTTACTGTCTTACTATTTGTATTTCCATATGTAGCATTAGAAGCTACGCCTGACATACTAGTATTAAATGGTAATGAAGTAGTTCTCAACTGTACTGCTTGTCCATTAGTAAAGTTTCTTGATCCACTAAAAGATCCACCATTGCCAACAAAATTACCAGCTGTTGTTGATATCGTGGTAGGCATATCAACACCAGAAAGAGTACCAATATTGAGTGTATATAACGTACTAGCATTTAAATTAGTGAACGATGTAGTCCAACCATTTGATGGTGTATTATCATTTCTAACTGAAACACTAGCAGAAGCAGATTTACTACTATTAGGATTAGATACTGTTAAATTATAACTCCTAGATCTTGGACTATTACTACCTGCTGTTGTTTGTGGTAGATTAAAAATGCCTCTATTACCAGATGTTCCTACACTAAAAAATTCTCCAGCAGAACTAGTAATCGTCGCTGACGTACCATTAACAGAACTCCAATACAACGTAGTGGAATATTGAGGAGTGCCACCAGTACTATTTTGTGGATTTGGACTAGCGTAAAAATTATAAATTGTAACTGGGTCGTAATAAACATACAGCTGTCCTCCAGTAAAAATAGCATTACCTGAAGTAATTGTTACCGTTAAGTCATTATAATCACCATCAGCACCTTCACCTTGACTATCATCTAATCCAACAAAAGTACTTCCGCTAAATTGTAAAGCTGTACCACCTGCACCATTGCCGTAATGAGAAATTCCATTATAACTTCCAGCGCCGTAAAACCAGGAGACATTACCAGCGTTTGGTCCTACGGTAAATCCCCCCATGTTTATGAAATTTTCGTTTAAAGCATTTCTACCTACAGAAAAAGTTACGGTTGGCATATTAAATACTCCTTACATTTTGCCATGAACTGCCATTGATACTTACTTGAGCATCTCCATTGGAAACTTTGATTTCAACAGGAATTTCGATATCATCCATTCCAATCTGTGCTGATGTCAGATGTTGTGTTGGTGAGTTAGTAACCAGATCAATATCCTCATATGGATATTTATTTGTATTGTCAGCATAATCAAAAGTTTCTCCAACTATAGGTGCTCTAGTTGTGAAAGTAACATTAACCGATCCACCAGGATAACTAACGGTTACTGTTTTACTATTAGTAGACCCAGTATTTCCTGATGTTGGTAACGTAGTATTAAATGGCATTGAAGTGGTCCTTAACTGGACTGTATCTCCATTATTATAGTTTATAGTTGAACCAAATGATCCAAGCCTTCCTACAAAATTACCAGAACCTGATGTAGATATTGTGGTAGGCATATCAACGCCAGCAAGTGTACCAATGTTTACAACTACCTGAGTGCCAGGTTCTAAATTAATAAATGATGTTGCCCAACTATTTGACGGGGTATTATCATTTTTTACTTTAGCAGTTCTAGTTCTAGTTATAGTGCCGCCAGGACCTGACACTGTTATTGTGTAATCTTTTTCTCTAGGACTAGTACCATTAGCGTTTGATTGTAATCCCGTTGATTGATTTTTGGTTCCAGAAGAAGCAACAGAACCAATACCTCTGTTTATACTGACACTATCAGCATATGATGTGTTCCATACAATCTCAACTTTGTCATCAGGAATACCATCAGTGTTGTAATTATTTCCTACCGTATAGGTATTAATTTTTGGGGAATGATAATCCCACGTAATTCTACCACAACCACCAGCACCGCTTCCAGCATTACCACCATCATTTCCTGCCCCACCAGCACCATAACTAGCACCATTTCTACCGCCAGGACATGATGACTGATTTCCATTTGGATTAGTTCCTCTCCCACCTTTACCATTACCACAACGACCAGAGTTACCACTTGAGTTACCTGCTCCACCACCATCTTGACCATCGTCGTCATCAGCTCCACTACCACCAGATCTGACACTATCTCCAGCAGATCCACTACCACCACCGCCTCCACCAGCATCATCAGTACCAGTCCGACCACCAGTAGCACGAACATTAATAATATTGCCAGGACCACCTATAATTCGTGATGTTCCTCCATTAGTACCACTATCACAACTAGGCGATGATCCACCAGATCCTACAGTAATTGACAGTGTTTGACCCTCAGAAAAATTTCTAGTAGATACAGAAAATCCTCCTCCACCTCCTCCACCACCTTCATCATCACCATCACAATCTCTATATCCAGAGGCACCACCGCCAACAACTCTAGCAATAACACTTTTGGTAGCAAATGGTGCTGTCCAACTATAAGATCCAGGATTTGTGTAATTATTTGACGGCATTAGATACTCCTAGCGTTTTGCCAACCACCACCATTAATGCTCACCTGAGCATCAGGTTTATCAACTTTTATTTCCATGGGAATCTCAATATCATTGGCATTAATCTGTGCTGATGCTAAATGCTGTGTTGGAGAGTTAGTGATAAGATCAATATCTTCATATGGATATTTGTTAACATTATCAGCATAATCAAAGTCCTCACGGATCCTAGGAGCTGTTGTCGTTATAGTAATATTAACTGATCCACCAGGATAACTAACGGTTACTATCTTTGAATTAGTTTTGCCATAGATACCTGTTTCACCACTGACATCTGTATTAAATGGCAATGTAGTAGTTCTTAACTGTATTGTTTGACCATTAGTAAAGTTTTTAGATCCAGCAAAAGATCCACCAGATCCAATAAAATTACCAGAACCAGATGCATTAACTGTTGTTGGCATATCAATACCAGAAGCTGTTCCTATTGTTAGATCAACAACAGTAGAGGGTGATAAATTAGAAAATGATGTTGTCCAACTATTTGATAATGTATTATCGTTACGAGCTTTTACAGAAAGAGATGAACTAGTGGAACTAGTAGCATTACTAGCAGTTAAAGTATATGTTCTTGAAGAAGGACTACTACTACCTGCCACTGATTGAGGTAAGTTACCAATATTTTTAGAGTTTGTTCCATTACCATAAGACCAAGATTCTCCAGCAGAACTTGTTAGGGTAACACCATTAAAAGCATAACTAGTTTGCCAATTTAATGTAGTAGAATATTGAGGAAGACCTGATGTACTATTTTGTGGATTAGGAGTGGCACTGAAAGAATTAATTTGAGCAGAAGCATTAGACCATGAAACTGATACATAACCGTCTGATGCGCCTTGTCCAGCACTAGCACCACCAGCATTCATGTAGTTAATATTATATTTCGAGCCACCTGCTCCTCCACCGCCACCACCTCGGTTGTTATCTCGGCCATCAATACCGCCGCCGCCACCACCTGAACCGCCGCCTCCGCCGCCTCCTCCACCACCATCATTACCACCAGGGTCGCCACCTTGGCCACCGTTACCAGATCCAACACTACCTGCTGCAGAAGCATTAGTAGATTGAGCACCGCCGCCACCACCATTTCTATTATCGGAAGCACCACCACCGCCGCCAGATCCACCCATAACAATAACTAATACTCCGCCATCATAAACAGCGGATCCTCCGCCGCCTCCACCGCCACCACCTGAATAGGGAGGATCACCAGCGTTACCACCTCGACCACCAGAACCAACACCACTACCACCGTTACCACCAGCAGCGTTTGGTTGATTATTTACACCATTACTACCATTATTACCAACAGTTATTGTAAAATTTCTACTGATAAAATTTCGGTTAGACTTAAATGCAAACGATTGTACAGTAGTAGTACCACCGTTGCCACCGTCTGCGTCAGCATCGTCACCACCCCTACCACCACGAGCTCCACGAACTGTAGCAGTGATATTATATCCACTATTAGGAATATTAAAACTTTGACTACCAGGTGATGATCTAGTTACGGTTGGCATTTTAAATCTTGATAAGGTATTCTACTAAAATAAATGGAGGTGTTGCTTCATCTAGTTTTACAAGATCATTAGTAGTAAGAGTTACTTCTGACTTCAATCCAAAAGCATCAACATCAGTATTTACAAAGGAATATTTTAAATTGTTATTTAATGAAACAGTCGTAGATGACGGGAAATCAATTAGGTGTCCATGAGATACAACAGCGGATGCTCCAGTTGGAGATTGAATAGTAATTGCTTCATTAGAACCCTCGTTCTGACCATCATTGCCGCCCTGTGAAGCACCCGTGGTTTCACCAGTAAAAATAGAATCTGCCCAATTTCCAAGATAGTTAAAGACACCAACGTCAGCATCGTGACCATGTGATTGGAAGTTTTGTTCCGACAGAAATGCTTTTAGTGTTCTGTCATCGCTTGTAGTAGTACCAAAAGCGGGGTTGCCAATAAATTCATTATTACCAGGAGAAATAACTTCAAACTCCCCACTATATGTTAGTGTAGTTTTGTCTCCAATTAATGATACCACGCTAACTTCAGATCCAACTCTATATGGTTTAGTTGAATTCTCATTTGTTACTCGATCATTTAAATAAGTACCAGAAGCATTACCACCTTGAATATACTTAGATCCTATATCGGGTAGTATGAGTTGATTATCAGTTAATTCTTGTTCAGGTCTTCTAAATTTTGAGTTTTGACCTGTTCCTAATATCTGTGCTAAAACTGGATATTCAACAGCAGCAAGAATTGAACCATCACATCTCAAAAAACCAGCAGGAAGTAAAGTCTTAAAGTTTCCTTGATCGGGAACATTAACAGCACCTAAGCTAACAGGAAAAGGTATGATAGTGCCCGTAACGCCACCATATCTCGCTCTTTCGTTTGTGTAAAATACTGGCATTAGTATGCTCTAATTAGGTTGGTAATAGTAATAGAAGCCACTCTTGTGGTAAATGTAATCTGTAGTGCTCCATCAATAGAATTTGGAGTTACATTAGGTTGAGCTAGGACTTGTAGTTGTTCTACAACATCCATATTAGAACCATCATAAACAATATTGAATGACCCATCATGATCGTGTGTTTCAATAACATCTTGAACCCCTCCCCCTGTCAAACTATCATTCAAAAATGAGATACCAGCGTGATTAAATAGTGTTTTTGTAATTCCATGAGTATTATCTGATCCAGAAGTACCAGAGTCAAAGTTTGGAGATTTAATTGTTTGAGAGTTATCCGAAAATGGAACTCTATATCCAGGAGCAAATTTACCACTGGCTTTCAAAGCAACCATGTTAGGATCAGATGAATCAGCTGATGAACCAGATGTATGACGTAAGTTCCAATGAGCACCAGCACCAGTAAACCAAGTTTTACCAAGACCATGACCTGTATTGCCAGTGCCATATGGTACGTGTTCAGCAACAGGCAGTGTGCCACCAACCGAAGCAATAGTATATCTACCAGAACCAGTAGTAAATGGAGAATTATTTAAAGATGTGATATTATCTGTAGGAGAGTTACCAATCCAAAATCCAGTTTTAACGTCGGCGCTTCCAGCACAATCAAGTGACGTTGGCAGTGGACAATAAGGTCCAAACGGAGCAAAGTATCCAGATGGACATGGATGAACTCTATTATAAAATTCAGTGAAGTTTACTTCAGGTGTGGCAAATACACAAGCGCCCCTACCAGGATTTTCTCCAGCATCACCACTGTTAGTTGATTTATATGTTCCTTCATGAAAGTGCTGTGGAAAATGTTCTCTTCCTAGTTTTCTAGGAACAACAAAAACTTCTTTAATAGAGAATCCATCAATAATAGATTGACCTGTAATTGTACCTTCAAAGTACGAGTTACCAACTTTAGTAACAGTAACAGCAATATCATTAGCAGTAGAGACGCCACCATCAGTAGCAAATGTAGTTCCAGGAACAACTAGTTGATCTCCAACTTCATATCCCTGTCCTTTGACTTTAGGAATGATATCATACGAATTGTCGGTATTAATAACAACGGTAAATAAAGCACCAGAACCACTAACAGATGCTCCAGTATCAGCATTTGTTCCGTTAGTTGCCACTACATTCTTATACTGTTTTGTAGTTGCTACAGTTGGTGCTGTACCAGTAGTGACAATACTAACAATAGTTCCAGCTGGATCAGGTGTATATGTAAAATTTAAATCTGTCTTAGCATTTGTAACATTAGGTGGACCAAGATCTCCAGGTTCAAATCCAGGTACAGAATCTCCCAGGAAATCTTCAATAACGTTTAAAGCACCAGGATTATCAATTTCGGAAGGAATTACCCCAGTAGTTGAATTGTATACACCAAAATAAGCAGTAGAAATATCTGCCAGTGCTTTGTTATTTGTTTGTGGTAACCTAAATGTACCCGTATAATTAGGGAAATTGCCGCCAAAAGCAGTACCACCATATGTGTCACGTAAAATACGTGCTAATAGTGGATAGTCTGCTGCCTCAATTTCAGCACCATTACATAACAACCAACCATTTGGAATCTCAGAAAGATTTCCTCCCCATGGTTGTAGCGAACCAATAGGGAGTCCTTTTTGTGTCTTAACTACGTTGTATCCTGCCATTAGATTTCTACCAACCACCAACCTTGTGTTGTTGATGGAGCACCAGTGGTGGTTCCATCAAAGTTTGTACTACCTAGGTATATCAGACCAAATCCAGCATGTGGAGTCTGAACGACAAGTTCACCACCGTTGTAGTTAATACTACTTAGGTCAGGAGTATTGCCGTTTGTATTATCACCCTGGACAGCGATATTATCTTTAGCTCTTACTCGTAGTGAAACGTTATAAGTTAGGTTACCACCAACATCAACAATTCTGATACAGTCGCCCGTGACTGGGGTTTCTGGTAGTTTGAGAGTTGTATCAGAAGAAGGAGAAACAAAGTAGTTGACATTAGATACCAGATCAAATACCTCTTCACCAGCACCAACAAACGCCCACTTTCTAGCACCATTTGGTGTGAAGAATCCTTCCTGACCAGCGAAGTTCATCGAACCATCAACTTCAACCTCGAAGAGTTCTTCTGGTTGCTTAGTCTTGAGGAAGGTAAGAGATACGCCGCCGTTAGCAAGACTACCAGTTGTATGTGTTGGTTGAGTGTTACCTAGATTTCCGTTACCAACAACAGTATAAATGTTACCGCTGTAATGAATAGTATCTCCATCGTTAACAGCACCACCATTAGTCCAATCAGGTGACTGATCAATCTTATTGAGTTGGAAGTTACCACCATCAATCTGTACAGGACCAGAGATCTTACTCTCAGTAGTTCCCTCGACAGTTATATGACCAGCAATTGTAAGGTTACCAGTGCTATTCTGAAGGATAAGTTTCTGATCGGTAGGACTACCAATTAAGAAGTCGCCAATACTTATAGTAGTGAGACCAGTCTCGGCATCAACAGTCAACCTATCACAGTTAGGACCACTAGCACCAAAGTCACCCTTCAGGCAGGTTTCTCCAGTAGCAGAATCAACACTGAATGTAGTAGTAGGATTAGAACCACCAGTGGTAATTTGAAGTGTCTGAGATCCAGCAACTGTAGAACCAGCAAGAGTAAAGTTGGAGTTAACCGTTACATTACCTAAAATGTTAGTTTCGCCATTTGTAGAATCAATAGAGAACTGTTCAACTGGAGAGTTATCAGAACCATCAGTAACAACAAATCTCTGTGGAGAAGTTGTATTGATGTCAGTGATAATTGCCAATTCACTGTCAGTGAAGCGTAGAATGTCGCCTTCTCCAACAGAACCAGAGAAGTCACCAGTATTAACATCTTCTAGTGTACCACCTGTAGTGCCGCCAAGACCATTAACCTGATCAATGAAGCTAACATCTTCTGCTAGATCATATCGAATAAGTTCAGCATTATCTGGGTGATCCGTTCTTAGATATTTGAAACTAGAAGCTTCAGCAGAACCAGGAAGATCAGCAGGAGTTCCAGCAAGCATACTACCGTCAACGGTATTACGCTGGTTCATTGCTCTCTTAACTTTAACCTGAAGAGAATCGTTAGTGATGTTGTTCAGGTTAGTGAGTTCAAGAATCTGTACAAGTTCACTGTACTGCTCACCAACAGGAGCAGCACCTTGTGTAGAATCACCACCAGTAAACTTGACCTGTCCAGCAGTAACTGAAGCAGCGATAGTCTTACTTAAAGTAAATGTAGTTCCAGTAATAGCAGTGATCTGAGCAAACTTAGTACCATCACTAAAGGTAGCATCTTGATCTACATCAATTCTTACCCATGTGTTGAGAGTGTCGAAGCTAGTAGCGTTAGTTACACTAGTAATAGTAGCAGTATTAGGACCAACGTTAGCAGTAAATGCTGTTGGGTCGAAGATTGCTAGTCTAGAACGGTCAATTAGTAGGAAAGCACCAACTTCAAAGATCGTAGTGTTGGATGGAGTAGTAAATGGTAGGTAATACTCATCGCTAGCAGCAGTTCCACCAACAGCATCAGCAGTACCGCCAAAGAAACTTGAATCTTTGTCAATGAACTGACCAATAACACTCTTAGTAAAGAGGTCAATGTTAGCAAAGTCGCTATCACCTTGTGTATGTGCTACAGCATCAGTAGAGAACGAACCTCTACGTACTTCAAACTCACCAGAGTTAAGACCACCAGAGAGTGTTACATCACCCTCAAGAGTAGCAGCAGATTTAACAACCAGACTGTTATTGATCTGGGTAAATCCACCCTGAGCGCCGATAAAGGTTCTGGAAGCAGCACTACCAATATACAACTTAGAAGTTGTAACCGTGAATAGATTAACTCGTTGAGCAGGAGAACTTAGAGTAGCAATACCAGTACCACCCACAAGTGCTGTACCAATGCTTAAGTCACCATCAACCTGAGTAAATCTAGTTTGTAGTTTAACAACCGAACCGTCAGCTAGAGAGTTAGATTGCTTGGCATAAGCGCCACCGATACGTACAACAGATACAGAGTCAGTATCTATTAGATTAGAAGTACCTAAAGCAATAGAAGATTTCTTACCACCGCTATGAACTTTAAAGACAGAATCTTGACTAAATGTACCGATGTTAACTTCTTGATTAGCAGCGGTTGGTGAGATGTTAATGATCTGAGGTAAAGCTTCTGAAGTATCACTACCAGAAACAGAGTTGCCGATAAAGAGATTTCTTGCTTCCGAAGCAAAGTATACAGTAGTAGCACCACCATCAAGCAAACTGAAAGATGGTGACAGTGTAGATAGAGATCCTCCGTTGATCTGTAAATTCTCTTCAAACAGAGCATTCTCTGTTAGTCTCATATCACCAACAACAGTCAGTGTGTGGTTAGTATCGCCATCACTGACGTTAATACCAACTCTACCACCAGTAACAGTTCTAGCATTTCCTGTTGACTGTCCAGAATGGTTACCTTGTAGACCATTTGTTGTAGCAACTCTAAATGTTGCTCCTAGATTAGGTTGTGTTGAATCACCACCAATTAGTAGAGCATTGTTTTGCTCAACAAACGTTCT